GATAAAGCACACAAGGATTTCCAAGAATTTTATAAAAAAGAAGTTACCGAGCAATTAACTTTAACCGATGTTGTACAGCAAAGCGAACAGTATTGCGAATGCACAAAGCCAACTTTAGGTAAAAGTGTTAGTAGATGTGGTAATTGTGAAGAATGGTTTAAACCGCTTAAATAGCAATATTGTGTACAACGGATTTGTACAAGTAAAGTAAACGATTAAAAAAAATAGAGGTATGTCGGAAATACCGACAACCCACAAATAAACAATGAACAACAAAAAGCGAATAATAGTTTATTTTCTTTGTACGTTGTTACCTAACGTTGCTAAAAAAAAGCCCATTGCGTAGCAAAACCCGCCCCAAATGTTAAAGTTTACAATTATTTTGATAATATTTGTATTTTTACTTGTTTAATACAAATATCTTATGTATATTTGTATAAGCAATAAAGCTAAACACTTAAAAACACAAATTATGACAACTACAATGAAATTAGCAATCGAAACTTATTCAAACTTAACAGGACAAACTTTTAACTCTTTAGTTGAAAAGTCTTTAGCAGGAGATAAAGTAGTAACTGATAATATTATGAAGCTAATGTTTTTAGCTTTATAATATGGCATACATATATCTAAACAAGGAAACAAGTGATTTAAGAGTCTTTGGAAGTTTAAAGGCTCTTTGTGTTGCAGTGGGTTTAAAAGTAGATAATTTCTACACACACTTTGGTAGAAAAGGCAATTTAGAGTTTGACTGTGATACATACAAAATTGTAAAGGCAGAGATTGAAAGAGTGTGAGGAGTTTCCAACATAATATATGTGGCATTTTTACAATAATGACTGACAACGGAATGCGTGTAACCGTAGTTGCGGAATTTAATAACAGAAATTAATAAACAAGAACAAATGAAAGTAATAGAGATTGAAAAATTAAACCAACTTGTATCGAGAACCGATATGAGTGGAAATGAAAAAGTAGAATGGCTAACAGATTTTATTGATAAGCACGTAACCGAGCAATTACGGTTAAACGATGTTAGCCAACGAAGTGAACTGTTACCGCCTGTATGCCCATCTTGTTTAAGCTATGAATGGTCTTATCATAGTGGTATTGACCAAATGAAATGCCTTGACTGCGGTAATTGTGGCTAACTGAATAGTATATGAAATGGGTGGCTCGTATTAAACACACCAAGCGCTTGGTATAATTAAGAGGTTTTTAAAATGTTAGTAACATTGATACTTCTTGCCACCTTTTTTATATACGTTGTTGTAGGTAGTACGGATAATAATAACTAAATTAATAAATATGGAAATATACAAAACTACAAATAAAGTAACTGGAGAATACTACATAGGATTAAATACAACTTCTAATTCTAATTATTTAGGAAGTGGTGTTGAAATTAAAAAACAAATTAAAAAATATAGTAAAGAAAATTTTATAAAAGAAATACTATGTTTAGTTACCTCAAGTTCAACTGATGAAAATATTTTAAGAAAAATAGAACACGCTTACATATGCGAAAATATACATAATAAAAAATGTTTAAATAAGTCTATTGGTTATACAAAAGGTAAAAAAGAAGTGCAAATAAAATATATAGAGGTTGAGAAGATTGTAAAAGTTGAAAAGATAATATATAAAGAAGGGAAAAGACCTATTACTATTGGAAGGAACTTATCTGCTTTATTAAACACGCCTTATTAAATGTTTGCCAACGTACCCTTTTAAGGAAAGAAACGAATAAATTAAAACAATAAGTAAAAAATGGGAAAATTAATAAAAGTGCCAAAGAAAAACGAAAGTTTACAAGATTATCGTAAAAGATTAGTTGAAAACCAAAACAATAACCCACTTGTTAGAATTGGTTTATTAAAAAGGATAAAGTAGTTTTTTTCTTTAAAAGATGTTGTACCAAGTAGCGGCTGCGAACGAAAAAAGAGTGCGTAACGATTCCGCCGCTATTTGTGATGCCAACAACTAATAAGAGAACAAAACGTATTACAATTCTATGAAAACACTTAAACACACTAAGGTAATAAGAATAGACGAAGAAATGCTACAGACGTTTAAAAATATGAAATTATTAAACGTAGACGTAGGTAAATTTATAAGAAACGCTATTAACGATAAGTTAGATAAAGGTTATAAACCTAAAGAAGTAGAAGATAATTTTTCTAACCAATTAAAAAAAGCTATTCTAAAAAATAAATTAAAATATATTTTTTTATTAACATTTTATTTATTATTTTTGATAAATAATTAAAAACAAGACAAAATGAAATTAATTGACAGATTGAAAAAAGAGTATAAAGACAAACTAGAATTGCATAATGCAAGTTATCCAATTTTAATTGGTCTTATATGCTTAGAGTTAGAAGAAATTACATTAGTATCTAGTATGAGATACGGAATTTGGAAAGATTTATATTTCTTTACAGGTGTACAATCTCCTTATGATTTATTTGATGAGATTAAGTAAAGAAGCGTGGGAAAAATTAAGACTTCAAATTGAGTACCACACAGAACAAGATCACAACTTAACTGATATCAATATTAATTACCAGTTAAGAGTGCCAGAAATAGGAACAAGAAATTATTTAAAACTAGCAATAAAAATAGACGAATGACACACACAGAAGACATTATGAGATTAAGACAATCCTCGCAAGATGATTTAGTAGATTATTTAAATGCAAGAATTATGGCATTAGAAAACAGAGTTGAATTTTTAGAAGGACAAGTAACAGTATTAAAATTAAGATAATGAAAACAGACAAATTAAAAGAACTTTATTTAAAGTATGAATTAACTCCAGATGATGTTTACAAGCATCAGCACTACACAATTTTAACTAGACAAGGTATTGATAAAATACAAGCTAAAGAACAAATTTATGTAGATTATGAAGTTATCAAATGTGAACCTAACTTTGCAGTATTTAAAGCAAAGGCACAAAAGGAAGGTAAAATGATACAGACTTTTGGAAGCGCATTAAAAGGAGATACATTTAAAGATGGAAACACAAACAGTTGGTATGTGGCTGAAATGGCAGAAAAAAGAGCAATGTCAAGAGCGGTATTAAAACTAACTGGCTTCTATGAATTGGGAGTTTTTGGAGAAGATGAATCAGAATCATTTAAAAGAAAATAAATATAATTATTAACCTAAATTAAATAGAATTATTATGAGTGCAATTATCAATTACAGTTTAAGAGTAGACAAATTACCTAAGGAAAAATTTGTAGCAGGAAAAGATGGTGCAGTATACATCAACTTAACAATGTCAATTAATGACGAAACAAGATACGGAAACAATACAGCAGTATTTGTTAGTCAAACTAAAGAAGAAAACCAAGATAAAAAACCTAAATCATATTTGGGAAATGGTAAAGTAGTTTGGAATAATGGAAGTATTGTAAATGCAGAAAAAGAAGTAAAACAAGAAGTATCTGAAGAAGTAGCGTCTGATTTTCCTTATTAAATTAAATAGGGGTGGTTTAATAGCCACCCTTTTTTTTTATATATTTGGACAAATTTATAAACAATGACAGAAGAACAGACAATTACGCAAATGGAAATGGAACTTGTTGCAGAAGAATGCAGGATAACAACAGATGAGATTGTTGCATATCCTCCAACTGCTTTAAGTTTAGGAGAAAAAATAATATCAACAAAAGATGGAGATATAAAGATACCAATACCAATTGGAACCTATGGAAACTTCTCTTTTGTACAGGCACCACCAAAAACAAAGAAGACATTTTTTATATCACTTTTAGCAAGTGTCTATTTAAGTGGTAAAAATAATTTTGGAGGAAATATAAAAGGAAATAGAAATGGAAGGTGTTTAATTCATTTTGATACAGAGCAAGGTCATTGGCACAGTCAAAGGGTATTTAAAAGAGTTGAAGATATGACTGTATTAAAAGACTTTGGATGTTATCAGACTTATGCTTTAAGAACTATAAATTATAAAACAAGGCTAAAATTCATTGAATGGACTTTAGAACAAAATAAAGGTAACAACGGATTAGTTATAATAGACGGAATTGCAGACCTTGTAAGCGATGTAAATAATCTTGAAGAATCTAACCTTTGTACGCAAAAATTAATGGAATGGAGTGCAAGATATGATTGCCATATTATAACTGTAATACATAGTAATTATGGAAGCGATAAAGCAACAGGTCATTTAGGAAGTTTCCTATACAAGAAATGTGAAACAGCAATAGCATTAGAGCCTAATACAGTTCATAAAGACAATATAACAGTAAACTGCAAATTGAGTAGAGGTTACTCGTTTGAAAGTTTTGATTTTAGTGTAAATAAATACGGATTACCTTTTGTAGTTGGAAACATTTACGACCCTTTAAAAGATTATATAGCACAAAAACCTAAACACGTAGAAATACCATTTTAAATATATGTCAAAATTAGTTGAATTAGCATACAAGAAACATAAAACTTGGATAAATATTGTAAAATCTTTTGGTTGTCCTGCAAATATACAAGAAGACATAGTACAGGAAATGTATATTTATCTTATTAGATATGAAAGGGAAGGTAAAAACTTATGGTATGGCGACCAAGTAAACTACTATTATGTTTTTAAACAATTAAGAGGAATCTATGTACAGTATCTTCGTGCT